ATGAGTGATGTTCATAAGGGTCAAATTCCCTGGATAGCAGGTCGGAAACATACAGCTGAGTCTCGAGCTAAGATGAGCGCAGCACAGAAAGGAAAACCGTCGAAGAGAAAAGGTAAGAAGCACACTCTTGAGTCTCGTGCAAAAATGAGTGCCGCAATGAAAGGACGAGAACCGTGGAATAAAGGCATGAAGATGAAGCAGCAATTAGGAGAAGTGACATGGAAAGTCCATTCTTCGTACTCATAACGTTCTGCAGCTTCCTCGGATGCGAGGAGCCGAAGCAGGTCAAGTTCGACAGCAAGGAGGCCTGCAAGGAGTTCGTGGGCGCGATGGCTAGAAACAGCAGCGCGGCGGTCACGTGCTTCGAGAGATCAACAGGAAGAGTAGTCTTCGACAGCAAGGGGAGGAGATAGATGAGACCGTCTGCGGCGTTCAACCTGGGAGACAGGACCGCGAGAAAGTATCGCGGCAAGATGGCCAGCGGCTACGAGGCCAAGCGCAGGAAGCAGATACGATGGGGCGAGGAGAACGCGGCTGTCGAGGACATGCTCGCAGAGCTTCGGCCGCAGACCGTGATCGATTGCCCGGTGGGAACCGGCAGGTTCTTCTATCTGTATCATCAGCTGAGCGTGGCCACCGTCACGGGCGTAGACTCCTCTGAGCAGATGCTGGCCATCGCCCGAGGGAAGTTGAAGAACAAGAAGGGGCCGCCGTCCTACGTCCTGCAGGTCGGCGACGCCAGAAAGCTGGAGGGCTTGTCACCCTCAGACGTGATCGTGGCCGTGCGGTTCCTGGACCTCATCGACGAGCCCTCCATGCAGGCGGCCATGAGGTGCTTCATGAAGCTCGCGAAGAGAGCCATCATCTGCACGATACGCTTCGGTGACAAGTACGTGCTGAAGAGCAACACGGCTGAGCACGACAGGAAGAAGTTCCTAGCCATGATCAGTCGCGGCGGCTTCAAGATCACGGGCGACGTGCCGATCTTCGAGGCAGGCTGGCACGTCCTGAGGATGGAGCGAAGATGAGCACCAGCTATCCGCTTCTCAAGATAGCTCGGGACACGGACTCCGACTACGGAGACGTTCTCAGCTACGCAGACTACGTCTCGCATCTGCCGCCGCAGGATCCCACGTGCTGGCAGGTGAGAGCCCTGCAGAGCTTGGCTTCGGGCACGAAGCAGAGGATAATAAGGCAAGTCAGGGACTTCCAGAAGCAGAGAGGTGAGACGTGAAGGCAGCCATATTCAGCTTCATAACGTGCAGCGAGAAGTCGATGGTCGCGTCGGTCAAGGCGGCGTTCTTTCTCAGCAAGACGCTGAACCTGCCGCTGGTGGACGACGAGACCATCGAGCTCTACGAGACGTCGGACGTCCTCTTCATAGTGAACGGGGCATACGCCTTCTGCAAGCATCTAGAGCCGCTGTCGCACGCCATACGCGGCGTCAAGCGCATCGTCTGGATCCAGCAGGACTACACCATAGTTCCGCCCATCAACGACGGCGACGCCACGTCACCGTTCCGCAAGGCGTTCGTCGACCGACGAAAGGCTGGCAAGTCGCACCTGGAGTTCTGGACGACCTGCGAGAAGGAGAGCAGGCTCACGTCTCTCAGCTCGCTGATAAACTGGAACGCTCTGGGGTTCGAGGAGGAGAAGCCGCCGCTGAACAAGAAGGACGCCGGAGACCTGTTCTACTACGGAAGCTTCCGAGCCGGCCGAACAAAGGCGTTCGACAAGTTCTTCAACAGTCCGTCGCTGCCGATAACAATCTCCTCGCCCACGAGCCGGTTCGAGCAGAAGTACAGCGGACCCAACGTGCGACACGTAAAGAAGATAGAGGATCTGCACTCCGAGCTGGGACGGCACGGCCTCGGTCTGTATCTCGAGGACGCCAAGTCACACAGCAATTTTCACTCGCCTCCCAACCGCTTCTACGAGATGCTCAGCGGCGGACTGCCTATGGTGTTCCAGGAGGAGGCGGGCTACACGCTGCGCAAGGCAGGCTACGATCCAGGAGACTTCCTGGTCAGCAACGCGGCCTCCGTTCAGCGCAGGATGTCCAGGCGGGCAGAGATACTGAAGGAGCAGCAGGACCGATGGTGGCTGAAGGCTGCTCGCGAGAAGCGAGATCTGAAGGACAAGGTCCTAGAGGCCTACAACAGACTGGAGAAGAACCTATGACGCGCCGAAGATACCGCACTCAGGAACCCCCGTTCAACGTCACGCTGGAGCTGACGCGCGGCTGCAATCTCAGCTGTCCATTCTGCGCGGTCTCCGCGATACAGGAGAAGCAGGGCAAGGGTTACGAGTTCATGAAGAAGGAGACGCTGGTCAAGGCGCTCACGGACGTGAGAGCTCTCGGCTGGAACTGTCGCGTAGGCTTCGCCATGCGCGGCGAGCCCACCATGCATCCGGACTACGTGGGGATGATGGCTGCTACTCGAGAGTGTCTGCCGAAGGCGCACATCACGATGCTGACCAACGCCGGGGGACTGCTCCGGAAGCCGGGTCCGGTGGCGAACGTGACCGCGCTGTTCGACGCTGGCGTCAGCGTCCTCGGACTGGACGACTACGAGAACGTCAAGTTCGTGGAGAAGGTCATCGCGGCCATCGAGGAAAAGGGCAAGCTGCGATCGGGCGTCAAGCATCCTCTCGGCTTCACCTACTACGACTATCCGCGGGACATTCGCGGGAACCCGCACAAGCGCCGAAGACCGGGCACTAGGACGCTGGTGAAGATACGGGATCTCGCGTCGCAGGCCGCGGACAAGAAGATCGGCAATCACGGCAAGGTGTTCAACTACGCTGGTCTCGCCTTCGCGCCAGACGACAGCATGGCGGGCAAGCGGTGTCATCACCCGTTCAGGCAGATCGCCATTCACTGGGACGGCAACGTTCCTCTGTGCTGCAACACGTGGGACAGTCCGTACTTCGTGGGCAACACGAACGAGACCAACATCGGCGAGCTGTGGCAGGGTGACGCTATGGGAGCCGCGAGAGAGAAGCTCATTCGCGGCGAGCGCGACTTCACGCCTTGTAAAGGATGCAATCACCGCAGCTACCGCGTCGGGCTGCTGCCGGACCTGATGGGTCAGGGCAAGCTGCACAAGCCCGACGCGCAGACGGCGGCAGACATCCAGGAGGCTCTCTCGCACGGTCAGCGCGACAAGGTGGTGCGTCTGCCGTGGAAGGACCGCGAGCCGGTGCCAGCCTATCAGGGACCCAGAGGAGGCGACGATGCCAGCGCAGAAGCATAGCCTGAGAGATCTGGCCGCCAGCGTCGAGAGGCTGTGCCGCGAGCATCCGGCGTGGTCCTACACGGGAGCTCGAGAGGTGATCACCTCGGCAACCAATCATCTGTCCGCGCTGGCTCGCATAATGGAGATGCATCAGGACGAGGCTCGGCCGACGCAGACCCTTCGCTTCAGCTACGTCAACTATCGCGGCTCGTTCAGCTGGCGAACAGTCAATCCCATCAGCGTGCGATGGGGAACCAGCGAGTGGTACGAGACTCCTCAGTGGCTGCTGATGTGCTACGACATGGACAAGAAGGACCGTCGAGAGTTCGCATTGGCGAACATGCACGAGATCAGTCAACTGGATCAGCACTCATGATAATCAGCCTCCTGGGAACGAACGGTGCTGGCAAGTCGCATCTGGTCCGCAGGATCATGTCCTTCTATCCGGTGAGCCGCAAGCTGGAGTATCCCGGCAGACAGAAGCCTGCCGGGTACATTCTCACTCACAACAACATCAACGAGAAGCATCTGTACGTTCCCGGACACTACGAGATAGCGAACGGTGGACTAGACACGCTACCTAGTCTGCCGATGGCGTACGAGCTGATGAGGATCCACGCTCTGGAGCTGGGATGCAACGTGCTCTACGAGGGAAAGAACTTCACCGACAAGCCGCAGAACCTGCTCGATCTTCGGGACGCCGGACTGCCGATAGCGGTCGCCCTGATAGACGAGCCGCTTGAGGACTGCGTCAAGGCCGTCCGTGAGCGCGGTCACAAGATCCAGGAGAAGACTATCGAGGCGCTGCACAGAAAGAGTCGCAGACACTACTACGACTTTCAAGAGGAGAAAGTGGAATGCTTTTTAGGATCCCGCGAGCAGGTGTTCGCGAAGGTGTTTCGGTGGCTCAATCTGGTGTGAGGGCCGTACTGCTGGGAATGAACAATCCGCTGTCGGCGGATCCCAGGTACGCTCTCGCTCCGTTCCCGTCGGGGAGCAGCGGCTACCGCCTCTGGAGGCTTCTGCAGACGCGTCAGCCGCAGGTCACGCGAAAGGGATACATGGACGGCTTCGAGCGCATGAACCTCCTCAACTCTAGAACATGGAGCAGGTCGGCGGCCAAGGCGGCGGCGGAGAATTTTCCTTCGCTCTACGCCGGACGTACCATTGTCGTGTTCGGGGAGCAGGTGCGCAGTGCACTGGAGCTCCCCAAGATGCTTATTCACCCTGTTCAGATGAACGGATGCACATGGCGGCAGCTACCTCATCCCTCTGGATTGTGCCGCTGGTACAACGATCCAGAGTGCGCGGGTCTGGCGGCGATACTGCTGGAAGAACTCTATCTCAAGGGACAGCCACATGCCGAAGAGATACGACGCGATGACTCCGAGACCTAAGTACAACGAGGACGGTGTCTGGTGGCACCGAGTAGGTCAGGCTCACCAGAACGACAAGGGACAGATAACCATATATCTAGACAGCGTCCCGGTCCCGGACCCCAAGAAGGAGAACAAGATAGTCATCATGCTGTTCGAGCCGAAGGAGCGCAGCGAGCGCAGCAGCGACGACAAGCCGTCCTTCGGAGCGAGCAAGCGCCGCACCGAGGTGGACGACGACGAGATACCATTCTGACCGACAGGAGCCACAGATGCACGTCATCGAAGCCACGAACTCCGCAGCGGCACTCCCGAAGGGAGTGCACCTGCTCATCAACTCCGGCCTGCTCGAGAAGACTCGGGCGGGTCCCTGCCTAGTCGCCCCCGGTCCCGTCGTCACTCGCCTCAAGAGACCGTGGGAGCGCGTAGTTTTCAGCAAGGTGAGAGACGCCAATCCGTTCTTTCACGTAGTAGAGGCCATCTGGATGCTGGCTGGCAGAGACGATGCCGAGACGCTGAACCACTACGTGACGGACTTCGGCGAGAGGTTCGCTGAGAGCGCCAGTGGAAGCGCGAACTGGGAGGCCGGGGGTCAGATCCACGGAGCGTACGGACACCGATGGCGTTATCGCTTCGGACTTGATCAGCTGGGAGCAGTGGTGGAGCGGCTGATCAAGGACCCTGGAACGCGTCAGTGCGTCGTCCAGATGTGGGACTGCTCCAGCGTCACGCTGCCCGTTGACATGGGCAACGGTGAGGTCGGCGAGCAGGAGGTCGGCGCTCTGGATCTCACCGGCGAGTGGAAGGACAGACCGTGCAACACGCACATCTATCTCAGAGTGCGCGGAGACGGTCCAGACTACTGGCCGGACGGCGTGGTCATATCTAAGGGAAACAGAGTTCTGGACGTGACGGTGTGCTGCCGCAGCAACGACATCGTCTGGGGACTCTACGGCGCGAACTCGGTGCACTTTAGCTTTCTACAGGAGTATCTGGCAGCTCGCGTCGGCGTGGCGATGGGCGATCTGTACGTCCTGTCGAATAACTTTCACATGTACGAGACGATGCTCGGTACCATGACCAAGCGAATGGCCAAGGAGGACGGCAGCCTAGTCGGCGCCCTGCACGACGACAGGTACTTCTCTCTCAGGCTGAAGACGCGTCCGGTGTTCACGGTCGCTGAGAAGGCCGACGAGGACGTCTTCGAGTTCATGTCGTGGCACGACGAGTGCTACCGCACAGAGAGCGACTTGACTCTGCGACAGTGCGCGAATGACTGGTTCTGCAGGGTGGCTCAGCCGGTGGTTCGTTCACACCGTCTGTGGAGGGACGGCCAGAAGATAAGAGCAGTGGCGGCGGCCAACGAGATCCAGTCCGAGGACTGGCGCGTGGCGTGCACAGAGTGGATGACCAGGAGGATGTGATGCCGACCAGAGAGCAGGTTCACAAGTCTAGATATCTGGCCGGTCAGGTGGCGCGATGGCACACTTGGCCGACCCTGCGAAAGCCGAACGTGGCCGAGCACCAGTGTCGCGTCGCGCAGATCTACTGCGAGGTGTTCGGTATTCCTCGCGCGGAGGTTCTCTACTACTGTCTGCACCACGACATGGGAGAGCAGTTCGCGGGCGACGTGCCGTTCGGCGGCAAGCATCGGGTGGAGGGCTACGGCGAGGCGGTGAACACAGCCGAGATGCTCGGGCTAGAGCAGCAGGAGATCACGCTTCCTGACCTCACTGCGATCGAGTGGTCTAAGTTCAAGATTTGTGACCTCCTGGAGATGTACGAGTTCAGTCTATATGAATTTAACATGGGGAACAGTTATGCTTCAATCCCGATGCAGGACACGCGCAAGTTAGTCCTAGAGATGGCGGACAAGATCCTGGAGTACTCTCCAGTTCACAAGTTCATAACCAAAATCAAGTAGGAGACACGACATGCACGACATGAAGCATCTGGAGCATCTGCAGCGCGTCGCCGACAGCGACGTGATCCTGCTGAAGGAGAAGGAGGCCACCTACAAGGGAAGCTGGAAGATGGCCGGAGGAAGAAGCGCGTGGTTCATGTTTCGCAGAAACATGGACCGACTGCAGAACATGATGGCCGCCGTGCCGTGGCCGGAGAGCTTCAGCCGCGAGGACCTTCAGGACGTGGCCACGGACCCGGACAAGGAGTACACGCTGTCTCACGAGCTGGCCGAGTGGATGGTGCAGAAGCTGAGCGAGGAGGACGTCTTCGAGAAGATACAAGACGACCCGAGCGGCAGGGACGGCACCGTTCTCGCCTGCCTCCGGGACCTGCGGCGCTACGCCACGCTGATCGAGGCCGAGATGATCTCGCGCGGCGCGGTGCTACCGGAGCGAGAGAAGAAGATCATCGTCGCGCCTCGACTGACCACGGAGGAGGCTCGCAGGATGAGCGAGGTCTGGAACGGCGACACCAGCGTAGAGTCAGTGGACGCGTACTCTAAACCACCGTTCGACGACAAGAGAGTCATCGGTACTCCTGAGGACGGCGGACAGCACGAGTCGCTGGCTCCGTGGGTGATGACGGACGACGTGATCAACAACGTGCTGACGCAGATGCACATCGACACGTGGTACAGAAGAGTCGGTCCTCTGTGGGTTCTGGAGGCCAGCGTGTGCGATCCCAAGTTCGGGTCGCCGCCCGAGCTCATCCGCAGTCTGTACGACTTCAAGCCGACGCAGGGTAACTTGTACGTCGTCAAGATTGCTCTGTGTCCGCTCGGCGCCAGAGAGTACTTTCCTAGATTCCAGGAGGAGGCCAATCGTCACGAGTGGGAGAAGATGCAGGAGTGGGTCGCCGCGCTGTACGAGTGGGACCCCAGCGACGAGAAGCATCATCTCATAGATCGCGCGTGGGAGGCGGAGGCTTGAAGAAGCGCAAGAACTATCACGTCGGCGGTTTTCAGGACCCGCTGTTCACGCCGACCAGCGACTGGGAGCCGCCGACCGAGCTGCCTGATCTACGCAAGTGCAGTGAGATAGGCTTCGACCGCGAGTGCAAGGACGACGGCCTCGCGGCCGAGCGCGGTCCAGGATGGGCGATGAAGGCTGGCTACGTCATAGGCGTCAGTGCGGCGTGGAAGAAGGGCGAGGTCTTCGAGTCCTTCTACGCGCCGATCAGGCATCCAGACACCGAGTGCTTCCAGCCCGACCAAATCGCCAGATGGGAGAAGGACCATCAGAAGGCTGGCGTCCGCTTCGTGATGCAGAACGCGCCGTTCGACGTGGGATGGGGTGACGTAGATCTCGGCGTCGGGTGTCCCTCCCAGGTGGACGACACGACGTGCATGGCCAACATGATAGACGAGAACCGCTTCGAGTTCAATCTCGACGCGCTCTGCGAGTGGCAGGGACTACCGGGCAAGGAGGAGCGAGTTCTCAGAGACGCAGCGGCGTCCTACGGCATCGACCCGAAGACGGACATGTGGCGACTCCCGGCAAAGTTCGTGGGAGAGTACGCGGAGACCGACGCGGTTCGCACGCTCCAGCTGGCGCACAAGCTGCGACCGCTGATGGAGAAGGAGAAGACAGTAGACGCGTACCAGCTCGAGATGGATCTCCTGCCGGTGGTCCACGCCATGCGCAGGCGCGGCATTCGCGTGGATCTCGAGGCCGCCGAGCAGGTGAAGGCGCACTGCATCGAGACGTCCAGGGAGACATTCAGGGACATCAGCTCCAAGCTCGGTCACGGCGTGGACATCGACGACCTGCGGTCCAACGGCTGGATGACCGACGTGTTCACCAAGCTGAAGATCAAGTTCCCGCGCGACGGCGCTGGTCGCGGCAGCTTCGAGAAGAAGTGGATGAAGGACTCGCCGCACTGGCTTCCGCCCATGCTGGTCAAGGCGAAGGAGTATCACGAGGCCGCGCACAAGTTCGTCCAGTCGTACATCGTCGACTACGCCCACCTCGGCAGGCTGCACGCCTCCATCAACCAGTTCAAGTCCGAGGAGGGCGGCACTCGCACGTATCGCTTCAGCTACTCCGACCCCCCGCTGCAGCAGATGCCGCATCGGAACGAGGAGCTAGCGACCCTCATCCGGGGGTTATTCCTGCCGGAGGAGGGCGAGGTGTGGATGTCGGCGGACTACTCTCAGCAGGAGTACCGGCTGATAGTGCACTTCGCGGTTCGCAACAAGCTGAAGAAGGCGCTGGAGGCCGCGACTCGCTACCGAACAGACCCGCGCACCGACTTTCACAGCATGGTCGCGGACATGACGGGTCTGCCGCGCAAGCCGGCGAAGGACACGAACTTCGCGAAGTCGTACGGCGCTGGCGTGAAGAAGTTCGCCTCCATGATCAACAAGAGCATGGAGGAGGCCGAGAAGATAATGACGCAGTACGACGAGCAGATGCCGTTCGTCAAGCAGCTCAACACTCTGTGTCAGGAGAAGGCTAGTCGCACCGGGTTCATACGGCTGATAGACGGTGCCCGAATTCACTTCGACATGTGGGAGCCGACTTGGCTCTCCGAGGACGAGCGACGCAGAGGTTGGGGCAGCGGCGGCCAGATCAAGATGGGCTACTGCCGGATCGAGGAGGCTCGCGAGCGGGTGAGGGACAAGGATCATCCGTGGTACGGCAAGAGACTGCGGCGGGCCGAGTGCCGAAAGGCCATGAACGGTCTCATTCAGGGCAGCGCGGCGCGGCAGACCAAGATGGCCATGCGAGCGTGCCACGACGCTGGCCACGTGCCGCTCATCCAGATGCACGACGAGCTCGGCTTCAGTCAGGCCAGCGAGAAGACAGGGAACGAGATAACGCAGATCATGCGCGAGATAGTTCCTCTCGAGGTTCCCATGATGGTGGACGCCGAGTACGGCCGGACGTGGGGAACCGCGACCGGCACGTGGGCTGACCTTCCAAAATAGCGACGAAAAATTAACGTCTCATTAACCCCTAGGAACCAGTCTATGAATAGGTATAAAAGCCTAAGAATATCGCTTGGCCTACCCCTAGGGGTAGGCTATTATGAGGGTGCTGGTTAGCAAGCGGTGGCCTCCAACCCCATCCCCTAACTGGCACCGGCGAAAAGAGTCAAGTCCCGCCAATTCCCCTCCCCCACAGCGGCTTCGGTCCCGGGGCGAAAAGGGCAAAAACAGGGAAGACTCCTTACGGTAGCGAGCGCCCTTCAGCGGCCGAAAAAAGCTACCGTGGTTTAGGACACCGCGAATACAACGGGGCGGACCCGTTGCTGCTGCTGGCCAGCAAAATTTTTTGGCAGAATTTTGAACCGGCAGGAAACTCGTAGACGAACACCAGAACGCAGACCGAGGGTCGTCGTCGCAGGGCGGAAGTATCCAGCCCACGAGCCAAGAACATTAGAAGCGCAGAGGATCCCTGCAGGATCCAGAGAAGGCGCTCACGCAGAAACCGAAATCCGCATCTCACACCAGATGACCACCGCATCCGCAGTAGCGAGATGAGTGGCGGCACGAGCGGAGGAAGGCGAGGAGAGCAACGACAAAGAGATTGCAGCGGGCGGAGGCGAGAGCCTCCGCCTTCTGCGTTAGTCAATTTTCAGGTGATCACACATTATACATGCACAAGCAAACGGAGAACCACCATGCGAAAAGCAAATCACTTCCAGCGCGACGGTCGCGGCGTGTTCAAGTGCGCGACCTGCGACCGCAGCACGCGCATCACTCACCAGGACCGCTCGTCGCCGCTGTGCTACGAGTGCTACGAGTGCGCCGGATGCGAGAACGAGGTGCAGGACGGCGGAGATCTGGCGACGGTGCAGAAGTCCGTCTCCGGCTACGTCGCCGAGATCGAGAAGCGCGGCGGCAACATGAAGAAGTTCTACGAGAACTTCGGCGTGCTGTTCCCGAACGGTCCTGTCGCAGCCGCGCCAGCGCCGAAGAAGCAGAAGAAGGGCAAGACGAAGCGCGTTCGTCTGTCGCCGTCGCAGATGGTGCTGCTGGAGGAGATCATCCAGACGCGCCCTCCGCACTGCAACATCGAGGACTACAAGACGCTGAAGAGCTTAATCGAGAACGCCAAGATCATGGCCGTTCGCATCTAACAGAAGGAGAAGCTACATGACTACCAAGGACGTGAGCCCGTCGTTCAAGACAGTCGACGAGGCCCATCGCTGGGCGATGGTGCACGGCCGAGACAACTGCCGACCGTGCGACGAGTGGAAGATAATCGTGGTAGACGAGGCCTACAAGGTAGGCGTCTTCTACCGTTCCGGTCAACTAATCTGCTACGCAGAATAAGGAGAAGCACAATGTATCTCATTCGCTCAATGTCGACCACCGACTACGCTCCGCAGTGGGGTCAGTATCCAGTGCCGTATCACATCTACCTGCTGGCCGAGGGCCATCGCGGCCGAGCCTACTGGAGCCGCTGCGACCGCTTCCAGCGGTTCGCCACGCCGCAGGAGGCGGAGGCCTACGGCAAGAAGACACTGTCCAGCGATAACTTCCAGATCGTGCCCGAGAAGGACGGCGACATGCCGACATACTGGGAGCTGCAGGACATGAACCGTCCGCACTGGCAGACGTACATGGGCCGCGACCACGATGGTCGCGAGCGCACAGAGGAAGAGGCGAAGAAGTCCTGCGCGTTCTGCGTGGACTACGAGGAGCGCCGCAAGCAGATGAAGGTGGAGGGACTGATATGACGCGCCGTCGACACTACACTCAGGAGCAGCTCAACGAGCTGGCGCTGCAGAGTCAGCACCCGAAGCAGGCTGCAGCGGCGCGACAGTACCTCGACGCGCACTGGAACGTCTACCGGACAGAGACCCGCGAGGGCTGCACGGTGCTGATGTTTCAGCGAGGCGAGATGTTCGGCGTGATGCTGCCGAACGGCCGGTTCATCCGGCCTCTCGTCGGCAAGAAGACGGTGAGCTACGACTGGCGCGACGTTCGCGCCGCAGCGACACTCTAGTTCAACACAGACACCCTAGGAGGGTAAGATGCCTAGCATGACGTACTGCATGTTTGAGAACACCAGCCGCGAGATGCACCAGTGCATCAGCGAGATGCGAGAGGCGATGGACGAGGGTCGCGTGATCAAGTTCATCAAGAACATGAGCAAGGACGAGAAGCGCTCCTTCGACAACATGATCGACAACTGCAGACAGATGATGGAGGTCATCGAGGAGCTGACCGAGGAGCAGGCAGACGAAGTCGCCATCGAGGCAGCACTAGAGCTGAGGAGCCGATCATGAGAGACCAGAAGAAGTGGGACGATCACTTGGTGAAGCTGGCTCAGGACAGCGGTCTAGAGTGGATCGACGTCCTGATCAAGCGTCACGAGGAGGGCGTCGAGGAGCTGAAGAGGCAGCGCGAGAGATATCTCGAGGCCTGCGCAGGCAGCGACGCGCGAAACTCGCCTGTGACGATCCTGAGCTGGACCGTCAACACCGTCATGAACGTTCAGCGCAATCTGCGCCTGGACATGGTCGCCAATCACTCGGCAGCAATCACGCTAGCCAAAGCACAGAGGAGCCTACGCAAATGAGAACACTCGAGACAGTCGCCCCCGGCCTCGGCTTCTTCGTGTCGGCGCTGATCATACTCACCTTCATCTTCAACTCTTACCTCTAGGAGCATCCGACATGCACACCGTGCGACGCATCGGCAACAAGTGGTTCGTTCATCTCGTGGAGCCGGGGGCGGAACCCGGCTACCGCGCGACGCGCGAGACCATCGCCACGTTCAGCAGACCGTGGGACGCGTACAGCTTCTGCAGCTACCTGAACGGCGGCGAGGCACCCTCCATGACTCACGAGGGTCGCGAGGAGCTTGCGAGCAAGAACGTTCTGTTCACCGACGAAGATCTGGAGGACTGACCATGCCGACACTCTACTGCCCGAACCAAGCCGCGTTCAGCAAGGGCTGGACGCTGGTGAACGTCTGTCACTTCGGCGCCAGCCTAGCCACGCCACCGGGGGCTGTGACTCTGTGCCGCACTGAGCGCGGCGAGTACGTCACGCACTGGTTCAACAAGGAGGACGGCGGCTTTCACACCGGCCACTACTACACCGACCCGGAGCTGGCCCACGAGGACTGGATGGAGCGTATCCGTCGTCGCTGAGCCGTGCTATCATTGACACTCAAACCTAGGAGACTACCAACATGACGACTAGTCAAGAGCAGCAGTCACGGCTGGACAAGGTCCTTCGCGTGATCCGCGCCCTGAAGGCCAAGGCCGAGGGCACGAACAACGAAGCGGAGGCCGCAGCGTTCGCGGCCAAGGCCGCGGAGATGATGGCTCAGTACGGACTGGAGGAGGCGCAGCTCAGCGTCGAGGAGCAGAGCGGCATCGAGAAGGACGAGTTCAACGACGGCTGGTCCATCTCGCCCGCTCGCAAGCATCTCGCGTCGGCCGTCTGTCGTCTGTACATGGTGCGCCCGATACTGACCGGGCACAAGAACTGGACGCTGGTCGGTCGGAAGCACAACATCGTCATGTGCCGAGAGATGATGGAGTATCTGGTGAACACGACGCAGCGTCTGTCCAGCCAGTGGAAGCGCGACAACGGCGCGACCGAGGGCCAGCGGACGGACTTCAAGCGCGGCTGCTTCGTTCGGCTGACCGAGCGCATCGGCGAGCTGCGAAGGCAGCAGGAGCAGGCGGCGCAGCCGAAGTTCAACGCGAAGGGAAATCCTGAGAACCTACCCGCGCTCTACCAGCAGGAGAAGTCGCTGGTCGACCGGCAGGTCGCGGTGTTCTTCCCGAACTTGGGCAAGTCGCGTCGCTCCACCGTCCACATGGGGGCAGCGGCGTCGCACGGCTACGCGGCTGGCGGCAGCGTCAGCCTCAACCGGCAGGTCGGCGGTGCCTCGCGCGGAGGCAGCGGCGGGGGGTTCCTTCTGGGAAAGAGGTGAGGCCATGAAGCCAGTTCAGATCAAGGAGACCAGCGTCGCCGAGATGCTGGCGTCTGCGAAGCAGAAGGCTGAGGCGTTCGCGCGCCTCAGCGACGAGGAGAAGGTGGCAGTCCGGCAGAAGCAGGAGGCCATCTTCAAGAAGCTTCACCCGAGCGTCGTCGGACTGAGACTGGAGCCAAAGTCATGAGAAGCAGTTTCTTCAGAAGGCGTGGTGGCTTCAAGTTCAAGAAGCGGAAGCGCCTGACGTGGATCGGCAACTTCTTCAGCTGGAACCCGCTGAAGGCGAACAGCCTCCCGTCGTACGTCAAGCACGAGGAGCCGTTCAACAAGCGAGATCAAGGACGACAGCGTCGCGACGAGCGGCGCTTCAAGATGCAACAGCGCGACACACTCTTGAGGGAGATCTAGCAATGACAGCCACCACCAAGCTGACGGACGCCGACGTCAAGGCCAGCGTGCCGCAGGACATGGGCAAGTCCAAGATGCCCAAGCGACGAGACCTCATGCTGCTGCTGGCGGAGGTCGTGGACAGTCCCACGACTCCCGCCGTGCCGCTCACCACCATCGCCAAGATCAACGCGCTCCTGGGTCGCGTAGGGCGGGCTAAGCCTAAGAAGGTGAAGGAGGCCAGTCGCTCCAGGCGGTGGGCGGACGCGGCCAGCGACGCCGCTGCCGCGCTGGACAGACTGCTTGAAGTGCAGCAGGAGTACAGCGACTGGAAGGATAATCTACCCGAGAACCTGCAGCAGTCGAGTCTCGGCCAGAAGCTGGAGGACGTGTGCGGCATAGACATCGAGAGTGCGAAGCAGGCTGCCGACGAGGCCGAGAGCGCCGACCTCCCAGTCGGCTTCGGGAGGGACTGATCATGAAGAGTAGACTTCTATGGCTATGGTGGGCCGCGACGCAGACGTCGATGTTTCTCAGCGTCATAATCGGCATGGCTAACTTCTGGCTTCTTCACGACGCGGCGACAGGCACCTTCTATCTGTGCCTGTCGCTCGTCCTCAAGTCGGTGGAGAACGACTAGATGGGACAGAGATCAGCTACTCACTGTCCATACGGCCACGAGTTCTCTGTCGAGAACACGTACTGGAAGAAGCGCAAGAGCTACGCCGGACGCAAGCCCGGCGTCTTTCGTCAGTGCAGGATCTGCACTCAGGAGCGAAACAAGCTGTGGGACGTCTACAAGAGGACGTCGCCCAAGTGCAGCTACGCTAGAAGAAGGAGGCGAGATGGGACAGACCTTGAAGTCGTGCGTGGTCCCGATCATGGACATGCACCGTGACGGACTCATAGTGTTCGAGTTCGTGTTCTACGGCGTAGACGCGTCGGCCGTCTGCTCTATACCGATCGGCGCGTACGAAGAGAGCAATCCACCAGATCTCGGCTCGATCATCATCGTAAGAGCCCTCAGGAGAAGGAGACTAGACCCCGACAGATACAGAGCATCAATCTGGGACGTGCGTCCCAACCTCAACTCGTACTCTAGACTACCAGAGACTAGACACTACTACAGACCTAGGAGGGTCACATGAACCAAGCTGCAGCGAAGTCGCGTATCCAGGAGCTCGAAGAAGAGAACGCCCGTCTCAAGGCGCAGAAGTCCGGCGGACAGCCGCTCAGGCTGAAGGTCAGCGGCAAGGGTGGCGTCAGTCTGTACGGACTGGGACGCTTCCCCACCACTCTCTACGTGGAGCAGTGGGAGAAGCTGCTGACCATGACTGACGAGATCAGGCAGTTCCTGGTCGACCACGCCGAAGAGCTCAAACGCAAGGACTAGATCATGAGCATAGTCGATCGAGCCAAGAAGTGGACTGAGCTGGGAAACGGATGTCGCATGAGTGACCCAGAAGATGCCTGGGACGCGATTGCTCGTCTGGAGAACTGCGTCAGAGAGCTCGAGCAGCGTCTCATCAAGCTGGAGACTAAGTCAGCAGAGTGAGCCCATCCTCACACCCCCGGTCGCACTGACCGGGGGTAACTCTCAAGGGAGTACTACGACATGACTACAGTACTTGACCATCCTTACGAGGAGGTCCTGGAGAACGCCAGCAGCAAGGTGAAGGAGGGCTGGACGATCTTCCAGAAGTGGACGTGCCAGAAGTGCCGAAGTCGGTGCACTGCTGCCACGCCGAACCACTTCACACCGCTCGTCGTCTGCACGGACTGCGGAACGATCACCGACGTGAGGGCTACTGGCTGCAACTTCATGGCGTCCATTCTGATAGGAGGCGAGGATGTCTGACCTGTTCCAGATCAGCTTGAAGAAGGACATGCCGCCGCAGCTGATGCTCAGTGGTCACACTGCCGAGCGCATCGGTAAGTGGTGCTACGATCGCGAGAAGCTGTACGTGGAAGACAACCTCTGGCTTCTGCTGCACGACGGTCATCTGTACTACTACGTCAGCGCTCCAGAGGGCTACGGCTGGCAGCGATGTCTCGGCGACAGCAAGGCCAGCCACTTTCTAAGAGGAGACTGAAGATGAGAAGCAAGTTCGGATGGGACCTTCCTCCGGGCGTCACGAACCGGATGATAGAGGAGCAGTTCGGTGATCACCCTGATCCCGAGACGCCGATCCTCAGCGACAAGGAGCGTGACCTTCTGCAGTGGCTGAGCAGCGAGGAGTACAGTCAGTACGGCGAGTGTCACGGACCTGATCTATCTAGTCTCATTCTCATGGGACTGGTGCAGGTACACAGTCCGGGCGAGCATCAGGTGTTCATCGCCAGAGGCACTAGCATGATGTATCGCGCGGTCTCTCTGACCGACAAGGGACTGGCGTCACTGGAGAGCGAGCATGACTAGTCTCAAGGAGTTCCTGAGCGGCGAGCCGCTGACCTACAAGTCGGCGGTAAGTAAGGGCAAGGTGACGGCGACCTACGTGATAGGCGTCGGCATCTCGCTCGACAAGAACGGCAAGGATCTGGGAACCGCAGAGGTCACCGACGATCTCGGCGCGTCTCGGGCCTACTACAACTTAACCAGAGGAGAGCAGACGTGAAGGTAGTCGAGCTGATAAAGTCGCTGGTCAACATGCCGGCGGACACCGACGTCGTTGTGAGCGACGGCAACGTGCATCACGTCATAGGCAAGGTGGCCTTCAACGAGAAGGAGAAGGTCATCGAGCTCAAGCTGGGAGACGAGTGATGAGAGTCGAGCGCAAGAGTCCCGTCGAAATTCAGGTGACGATGGAGCCGTACGACGCCAACGTCATCGCTTACTGTCTGCGACACGCCGCAGACAAGGACGGTGGGCTTCGAGCCGACGAGCGAGGCAGAGTGATGGCTGGCATAGCCATCAACCTCGCCAGTCAACTGAAGAGAGCCGTCGATGAGAAGCGATGACCTGAGCATACCCGACTTTCTGCTGGTCAAGAACAGGCCAGCGCGAGTCGCAGAGAAGTCCGAGGGCGAGACGCCCGCCGCTCCAGCTAGGGAGCAGTGGGAGATCGCCCTCGATCGCGTGGAGCCGGAGGGCCTGAGACAGTTCATCGCCGCGCGCATCAAGAGCGGCAAGTTCATGTCTCACTGGCTCGTGCCGGACGGCGTTCGCAGGTTCGACAGAGACGTCGAGGAGTCGATCAGCTCCCAGCGCGAGAAGTACGAGGCTCGGATCAAGGAGCCGGAGAAGAAGGAGAAACGGATCTCCGCAGACGGAGCCGCCGACCAGAAGACCGCGGTGATCCTCTTCGAGGGTGAGAACCCCAAGAAGGAGGGCACCGCGCCTCACAAGAGGTGGGAGCTGCTCGTGCAGCACCACGAGAAGACCGTGGCCGAGTTTCTTGAAGCAGGAGGAAATCCGGTCACGCTGAAGAACGCGATAGCATCGGGCTACGCGACACTCAGAGAAGGAAGCCACGAGAATGACGCAGGACCAGAAGACAGAGGCGAAGACGGAGGAGGCTCAGGTCAAGGCCGAGCCGAACCCGAAGGAGGCCAAGAAGAACGAGGTACTGCTGACTCCAAAGCCGGAAGCAGCGGCAGAGAAGCCCGAGCCAAGCGCCGCGCCCAAGGCGAAGCGAAAGTCGGATCCGGAGGCAAGGCGGGCAAGGGACGAAAAGCGAAACGGTGAGAAGGCAGAGGGCTTCGGCGCGATGCTCAAGGAGCTGACCACCGTCGACGCCGCAGTCAAGCTCTACAACGACATGGTTCCGACGGCAGTCGACGTCGGGCTTCAGCACGTGAAGCCGGTCACCATGTTCGTTGATCTGTCGACCGGCAAGAAGGCGTGCACCCGACTGCACGAGCGCATCAGCGATCTCGTGAAGCCATCCAAGTCAACCAAGTCAAAGCAGAAGGAAGACAAGACCATGCCGAAGAAAGCCACCAAGAAGTCCAAGACCGCAGCGAAGAAGTCCTCTGGTCCCCGCGTCAAGATGGAGGACGACACGAAGATCACGTGGGCAGGCAAGGCCAATCCATTCCGCGAGAAGACAGGCAAGTGGGAGCGCACCGAGCGCGTCCGCACGAACAGCGGCCAGAGCGTCAAGACGCTCAGGAGCAAGAAGGTCAAGACCGGCACCATCCGCACTCTGCTGCGCATGGGTCTGGTCAAGACGTCCTGATCTGAACAGAGGAGGGCGGTCCCCGAGGGACCGTCCTTCCCACACCTTAGAGGGTTAGACTCATGACGGCAGCGGCTAGACTAGGAAGCATCACGGTCAGGAACGAGCGAACAGGCGTGGCCTGGACCGTGTCGCCCTCCCATCGTCTCGGATGGGTGAACATGATAGTTACGGCGCAGGACTATCTTCGCATCGAGAGGTGCGTGAGGGAGTTCTGCGGCGAGTACGACGAGTGGATCATGGTCGGTAGACCGATCCCCCGCAGATTTCCCCGTCCCTCTGGATGGGTGTGCGTTCTGCAGGTCAAGCTGAAGGTGGAACCACACGAACTCAGAGGATACGACGAATGACAGCCATCAAGATCATAACGATAGGAGCAGCCCTAGGCTACTTCTTCGTCGCGAACTACTGCAGCTTCAAGGACGGACTCGGACTGGAGAGCACCTGCCGCAAGATCCAGGACCGAGTGACGGACGTCGCCAAGAGCGACTGTCCCATGTCGCTGCGGCCGAAGGAGCCAGTGAGCGTGAGTCCCAGACTAGAGATGAGGAGCTAGCGAAACCGAAACGATCCCCCTCTCGGCCCGTATCCAGGGTCGGGAGGGGGATCCTTCTGCGTTCCGCGACGACTCTGCGACATGTGATCCTCGCAGTACGGATCAGGCTCGGAGCGACTTCTGCCGCAGAACTTCGTTCTGCCGTCGTGGTCCACCGGCCAGCGACAGTGATGCTTCTCCAGCTCTAGAAGACTGACGGGCGCTGCAACCTCGACCGAGCTGCTGAGCTTCGGGATGTCGCTCCCCTTCCTGCCTCTCGTCGTCAGCGTGGGGTACTGCGGCCAGAAGGGAACGTCGTCTCTGGCGTGCGTGCTGACCTTGGTCTTCTTGCTGCGCGGCCTGTTCGTGCGCGGCATCCGGTCCCCCATCCGGTGCACCTTGCCGATCACGGCGTTCCTACTC